CCTTATGATTATTTTATAGGTACACCAAAGTCTAAAGAAACAATCAGAGTTCCAGCAGATAATATTTTACATATTTATTTTATGGAAAGACCTAATCAAACAAGAGGTGTTCCACCGATGTCACCAACAATTAAAAATTTTAAAATGCTTCATGGGTATCTGGAAGCGGAATTAGTTGCTTCTCGTATTCATGCTTCTCAAATGGGTTTCATTACTTCACCGAGTGGAGATGAATATATTGGAGATGTAGCACCTGAAAATGAATACACACAACAAATGAAAATAGAAGCAGGTACATTTCAACAACTACCAGCAGGTCATGACATTAAAACATTTTCACCTGAACATCCGACCAGTGCATTTGATACTTTTGTCAAATCTATTTTAAGACAAATATCATCTGGTTTAAATATTTCTTATCACAGTTTGGCAAATGATTTAACACAAGTAAATTACTCTTCAATAAGACAGGGTGAATTAGAACAAAGAGAATATTTTAAGACTATGCAAAAATTTATTGTTGATCATTTTTGTAAGCCTATTTATGGAGAGTGGCTCAAGATGGCGATGACTTCTACAGAGATGAATTTACCAATGGCTAAATATGATAAATTTAATTCACCAAATTTTCAGCCTAAAGGTTTCCCTTGGATTGATCCTTTAAAAGAAATTCAAGCTAACATCCAAGGATTAAAAAATGGAATTGTATCTGTTTCTGATATTGCTAGTAATTATGGAAAAGATACAGAAACTTTATTTGAACAAATTCAAGCCGATAAAAAATTAGCAGAGAAGTTTGGTTTAGATTATATGTTTGAGCCTTTTGGTATGGCTTTAAAAGATAATGATAATGTTCAAACACCAGAGGATAGTGATGACAACTAACTTTCCAGAAAAAGGTGATGATAAAAAAATATCTTTAAGAAACTCTAATTTTCCACAATTCGATTATAAGTTTGCTAAAGCGATGAAAGATAATACTCCCAAGATTTGGAGAGCTGGTGGAAATATTCGTGGTAATGAAGCCTATGAATTTTGGACTAAAGCAAGAAATGGTCAAGAAACTGAAGGTGTCACTAAATGGATCAAAGAACGAGAAGCATGGGCATCTAGACACTTTAGAGATGGAAAACAATTTAAAGATGATCCAACATTACAGCCGAATATGTCAAATGTTGCTGGAGTTGTCGCACAAATTAAATGGGGTGTTATTGGTACTCTTGGTGAACAAAGAATGAAAGATGTCATTTTAGAATTGACAAAGAAGCAAGAAGGTAAGAAGAATATAGATATAAAACAAGTTTCTGCGAGTGTGAAAAAAGCCTTAGAAAAAAAGGTCAAAGATCACAACGAAGAAGTCAAGGATAGTAAAGTTAAATGGAATGCCAGAACAACTTTAGCTGAATTGACAAAGGTAATGGAAAGAGGAATTGGTGCGTATAAAACAAATCCTTCTAGTGTTAGACCGAGTGTCTCATCACCAGAACAGTGGGGATATGCTAGAGTGAATTCCTTTCTTTTTGCATTACGAACAGGAAGATTTCAAGGTGGTAAACATGACACCGATTTATTACCAGAGGATCATCCAATGAAACCAAAAAAAGATGAGGAAAAGAAAATGGTTGATATAGAAAAAAGACACATCATCGCTGTTTCAGAGGATGAAGATAGTGTCACAATTAAATATGGTAAATCAGATGATTATGAAAGTGGTCTCCAAAGTCGTGAAAAAGACGAGGATAAGATGGATCATTTAGAAGAAGAAGAAAAAGATGCTCATTATGATGAAGAAAAAGATATGCACGAAGATGAGGAAAAAGATGGTCATGAAGATGAAAAGAAGGAAATGACCGATGAGGAAGAAAGAGATGCACACGAAGAAGAAGAAGAAGAAGAAGAGGAAGAAGATAAACAAGATAAAGCCTTTTCAAATAATGTAGTGTATAGACATTTTTCATTAAAATCAGAAGAAAGTGAAATGATTGATGAAAAAAATAGAACTGTAAGAATAGCATTCTCCTCTGAACAGCCTTATGAAAGAGATTTCGGAATTGAAATTTTAGATCATGATAGAGCTAATTTAGAATTTATGGCTTCAGGAAATGCACCATTGTTATTAGACCATGATGCAACGAAGCAAATAGGAATTGTTGAAAACGCTTCAATAGACTCTGACAAGGTAGGAAGAGCCTCAGTAAGATTTGGAAAATCACCACTGGCTGAAGAAGTTTTTAATGATGTAAAAGATGGAATACGCAGAAACATTTCTGTGGGTTATGAAGTCTTTGATATGAAGGCAGTCGAGAAGGGAAGCGAGGAAGAGGGATCTTCCAAACGGACTTTCAGAGTTGCGTTCAAGCCATTAGAAGCTAGCATAGTTTCAATACCAGCAGATACTTCCGTTGGTGTTGGGCGATCTGCTTCAATTACTACAAACAATAGAATAGAAGGGAAAAACAACATGTCCGAAGAAAAAACAGTAAATCCTAATGATATTCTGAAAGCTGAAAGAAAAAGAGTTGATGAGATTTTAGCTTTAGGCTCTGAGCATAACTGCAAAGACTTAGCAAATGATCACATCAAATCTGAAACTTCAGTAGAAGAATTTAAAGGGGTTTTATTAAACCAAATAAAAGATAAGCCATTATCATCAGGTAATGAATTAGGTTTATCTAAGAGAGAAAAACAAGAATATTCTTTATTCAAAATGATCAATGGTCAATTATCTGGTCGTTGGGATAACGCAACTTTTGAAAGAGAGTGTTCAGATGAAATCGCAAAACGTACAGGTAAAGCACCTCAAGGTATGTATGTTCCAACAGAAATCTTTGCAAGAGACTTAACTCAAGGAACTGCAACTGCTGGTGGACACATTACCCCAGATACACACAGAGGCGATTTATATATTGATGCACTTAGAGAACAGGCTTCTGTTCTTAGAGCAGGTGCTACAGTATTTAGAGGATTAAAAGGGGATATTAAAATACCTCGTTTAACAACTAAAGGCACTGTAGGATTTGTTGCTGAAAATTCAGCAGTGGCAGAAACAAATCAAGCATTTGATCAAGTAACCATGACGCAGAGGGATTTAGGAGGCTTCGTAGATATCTCTAGACAGCTAATGAATAATGCAAATCCATCAATCGAGCAGATTGTAAGAAACGATATGACACAGCAAATTGCTCTTAAAATTGATGATGTAGCATTTGAAGGTGGAGCATCTAATGAGCCAACTGGTATTACACAAACAGCAGGCATTGGTTCTGTTGCTATTGGTACTAATGGTGGTGCGATTACTTATGATGCAACTATTGATCTTATCAAAGAAGTTGCAACAGATAACGCACTTAAAGGTAGTCTGGGTTATGCTGTGACTCCTGAAGTTGTTTATCAAATGAGAAAAACACCAAAGGTAGCATCAACTGACTCAATGATGATTATGGACAGTGCTGATAGTCTTAACGGATATCCAGTATTCCAAACATCTCAATTACCTAAAGACCTTACAAAAGGAACATTAAGTAGCACAGCTCATGCGATGATCTTTGGAAACTTCCAAGATTTATTAGTGGGTTTCTACTCAGGTCTTGATATCCTTGTTGATCAGTTTACTGGTGCTTCAGCAGGAACAGTAAGATTAGTATTCTTCCAAGGTGTAGATATTGCAGTTAGACATCCTGAGTCTTTCTCAGCAATTCTAGACATTGACGAGACTGCATAATAATAAATAAATAATATCCAGCATCCCATTGGGGGTGCTGGTTTACAAGGAAGGTTAAAAAATGAAAATTAAATTAATTAGAAATGTTTGCTTAGATGGTAAATCATATTCCAAAGATGATATAGTTGATACCACTGATCAGAATGGTAGCCAGCTAATTAGGATGGGTAAAGCTATTCCTTCTGATGGACAAAATAAATCTGTTGGACTAAAAGCATCTAAACCTAAAAAAAAATTAGAAGTTAAGGATGAATCCACCAGTAGTAGTATCTTGGATTGACTCTGGCTACGCTGACTCCTCTTGGATAGAAGCTAAGTCAAGAATAAATAAACCGATGCCAACTGCTCATTCAGTCGGTTGGCTTTATCATAAATCAAAAGATAAAGTAATCTTGTATTCTGCTTGGTGTTCCCCAGATGGCAAATACGAAGATGGTTGCGAAGGATCATTACAAGAGATTGCAACTAAAAATATTTTAAGTATAAAAGAATTATCATGGCAGTAGAAAAAGTAGAAGATAGAACATTATTATTAGCAGACTTTGGTATCACAGCCACAGTCACACCTAGTGGTGGAAGTGCCTCGGACATTACTGTGATTTTTGATAATGAGTATATAGACGTAGATATTGGAGAAGCTGGGGTACAATCTACACAACCAAAATTTATATGTAAGACAACTGATGTCTCTTCTTTAACAGAAGGAGATACTGCTGTTATTAATTCCACAACTTACTACATTCAAATTATCCAACAAGATGGAACAGGATTTAGTGAAGTCTTTTTAAGGGTAGCTAGCTAATGGCACATCAAAGAAAAACGATTAGAGATAATGTGATTACTACTTTAACTGGATTAACGACTACAGGATCAAGAGTTTATAATACAAGAATACTTCCTAATTTAGAGAGTAATCTACCCTGTCTGAATGTTTATACTATTTCAGAGTCAAGCGAGGAAGTCGATTTTTTATCTATTCAACGAGACCTTACTTTGGCTATTGATGGATATGCAAAAAATTCTTCTACAATAGAAGATGCCTTAGACACGATATCTAAAGAAGTTGAGAATGCTTTAGGAACTGATGTCACCAGAGGCAACACAGCTTACGATACTTTTTTGTCATCAACAGAAATGGACTTATCGACAGAAGGTGATATACAAATGGGTACAGTAAGACTTCAATTTACTATTCGTTATAGAACTGCTAAAACGGATAGTGAAAGTCATTCATAAGAAAGGAATATAAAAATGGCAACTATATATGGTAATAATGGCGAGGTGCAAGTGTCTAGCACTGCTGTTAGTGAGGTGAAAAGCTGGAGCTTATCCATCTCTAGAGATCAAATCGAGGACACTAGCATGGGAGACGATGCCAAGACCTTCGTTTACGGAAAAACAACTGCATCAGGAACGATTGAAGTTCACTTTGATGATGATGATACAGCACAAGGAAATTTAAGAGATGCTGTTCTTAACGGAACAACAGTCACCTTAAATCTTTATACTGCTAATAGTGCAACATCTGGAACTGATTATTATACTTGTACAGCTTTAATTACGTCATCTGATATTTCCGTAGAGATGGACTCTATCGAAGGCAGAACGCTTAATTTTACAGCAACAGGTGCGGTGACTAAGAGTTCGGTAGCATAAGATAAATGAGAGAAATAGATAAGTTAAAAGAGCAATATCAAGGCTCTAATAAATTAGAGTTATCTATCCCTGAGTTAGGAAATGAAAAATTTTATTGCCAACCTTTGACTGTAAAAGATGCACAAAAAATTCTCACTTTCTTTAATGATAAAAAAGAATTTGAGGGTTTAGTTGAATGTGTCATGAAATTACAAAGGGAAGATGGTTCATCTGTTTTCTTAGCGTCAGATAAAAATACATTGATGAATGAAACGCCTATGCAATTCATTCAAAAATATGGAAACGAGATAGCTCAATATTATTTATCAGAGATTGGTGATGCACAGTTAAAAAAAAACTCTTAAATGACAACTTTTTATTTAATTGTTTTCAACTTGCTGAACTCTTAAACAAAACTTATCATGAAATCCAACAAATGGATTTTTATGAATTTCAGCTCTGGTTTGCGTATCTTGATATAAAGAAAAGAGAAAAAGGAAGTGACAAAAGACGTTAAATTTAAAATAACGGCAGTTAATAAAACCCAAGGTGCGTTTGCAACTGTCGGAAGGTCTTTAAAAGGTCTCACTAAATCTCTATTTAGTTTCAAGTCTGCGATTGTAGGTGCTGTTGGTATTGGTGGTTTAGGATTACTTGCCAAAAAATCACTTGAAGCTACTGATCGAATTGGAAAATTATCTAATGTTTTAGGTATTGGAGTCAAAGAACTTCAGGCTTTTAAATTAGCATCAGAAATCGGTGGAGTTGAATTTGAGACTTTTGCTAAAGGGGTTAAAAGACTAACCGATAACTTTGGAGACTTTCAGCAAGGTGTTGGTGAAGCTAGCAAAGCATTTCAAGATTTAGGTATTACTCAAGCCGATGCGAATGACCTGTCAGGGGATCAAGTTGCCATTCTTGGTCTTGTGGCTGATCGTTTAAAATTAGTTGAGAATGATACTGACAAATTAAAAATAGCTACTGAAATATTTGGTGGTAGAGCATCCGATCTTATTAATGTTTTAGATGGTGGTTCGGAAGCCTTACAAGGTTTTATTAATGAGTCTCAAAGATTTGGTGCATTAAATCAAGGACAAGTCAAAGCAGTTGAAGCTCTTAATGATAGTTTTACAAGATTAAGGACTGCATTATCCAATATAGTTAATCAAGTAGTTGCTAACTTATCTCCAGCATTAACAGCAGTCGTAGATCGTTTTAGAGATGTTTTAACTGGAACGGATGATGCTCACTCTGGAATTAAAGAATTTGGATTAAATGCTACAAAAATTTTATTTAGTTTTGCAGTTGCTACAGTGGAATTTGCAGAAAAGGTTGTTAATGGATTTTTAGAAATAAAAGATAAAGCAGAGGACTTAGTTGATGTTTTAAAATTAGATTTTGAAGCAATACAGGACTCAGCAGAAAAAGTAGATTTTTCATTAATAATTGCATCTTTAAATAAATTTGAACAGCAAGTATTTGCTACTATTTCAACTAACGAACAATTCAAAGAGTCTTTTGGAAAAACAGAGGAAGAAGTTTCTGAAGGTGCATCAAGAATGGAAGATGCTATTGATGGTTTTGGTGCTGGTCTTACTAGAAATTTAAGCACAACGACTTTTGATCGATTTAGAGAAGCAGGACAAAAATCATTTACTGCTTTAAATAAAGCCTTATCAGATTTTGTCATGACTGGAAAATTAAATATGCAAACATTAAAAGAGGCAATTATCCGATCATTAGTAGATGCTTTAATTGGTGAGGCAGTATCATCAGCTATTAAAAAAGCCAAAACAATTTTCAAAATGGACTCAATTAAAAAAGCATTGATTTCAGTTTATGAAGCAGGTGCGAAGGCTTTAGCCTCTGTTCCACCACCATTCAATTTTGCAGTAGCTGGAGCAACGATTGCAGGGGGTATGGCTATCGTTAATAAAATTAGAGGTTTTGAAAAAGGTGGTAGACCACCAGTTGGAGTTCCTTCAATAATTGGAGAAAGAGGTGCTGAGCTTTTCGTGCCTGATCAAGCAGGAACAATTATTCCTAATGATAAATTAGGCACTACCAATAATGTGAATATAACAATTATGGCTAATGATACAGAAGGTTTTGATGATCTCTTGATTAAAAGACGATCAACGATTATTAATGTTATTAACGATGCACTAAATACACAAGGTAGAGAGGCTTTAGTTTAATGAGTGGTACATATCCAACAACTCCAGAATTTAGATCAATGAATTTTAGTAGTGAGCAAAAAACTATTACATCTACTACTGACTCTGGGAAAATGTTTAGCGTTCAAGTTGATGGACAACGATTTCAATTTTCAGCTAGTTATCCACCAATGAGCAGAACAGATTTTGCACCTGTACTAGCCTTTATTATGAAACAACGATCACAAAAAGAAACATTTCAAATAGCACTGCCAGATTTAAAAAATGCTAAAGGAACTGTCTCTGGTACTGTTTTAGTGAATGGTTCTCATACTGCTGGAGACACAACAATCACTGTCGATGGGATGACTGGTAATTTATTGGCTGGCGATCTTATTAAGTTCTCGCATGGGAAGGTATATATGGTTGTGGCTGATGTCACTGCTGATGGATCAAATGAAGCAACTTTGACTATTGAGCCACCATTAAGAGAAGATTTAGCTAATGACTCTAGTGTGACTTATGACAATGTTCAATTTACAGTAAGATTAATAAATGATGTTCAACAATTTAATGTTGCACTAGACAATTTTTATAGATACGAAGTTGATTTTATAGAGGCATTGTAATGGCTAGAGGATTATCTAGCGACCTACTAACAGAAATAAATTCTGGTAGTATTAAACCTGTCGCATTAGTAGAGATAGGTTTCCCCACAGTTCAAAGACTAACCAATCATTATAAAGATTTAGTTCATGATTCTAATACCTATTCAGCAGGTGGGCACTTATTAAAGATTTCAGCAAAGGCAGAAAATTCACAAATCAATGTTGCTAATTTTAGTATTCAATTATCAGCAGTAGATAGTGCTTTTGTTTCTATTGTCTTGGGTAATGTCGTATCAAATGATGAAGTCACTATTGATATTGGTTTTATAAATAGTTCTGAAGCGTTAATAGATACATTCAATTATGATAAAGGATATATCAACAATTATTCTATTGATACTAAACAAGGCGTATTAACTTTAAACTGTACTTCTCACTTTGGTGATTTTAGTAGAACTGCAGGAAGAAAGACAAACGAAGGTAGCCAACAAAGATTTTATTCTACTGATAAAGGTTTTGAATTTAGTGCCTTAACAATACAAGATTTAAAATGGGGTAGGCAATAATGGGTTTCTTTGATGACTTTTTTGATTTTGTAGGTGACGTATTTCAAGAGGTTATCTCTTGGATTATACCAACTCCAGAAATTCCAGATTTTCCAAAAAACGAACAAGCCAAAGGTACATTAATAAATAAGCAATCTAATAATGCACAAATCCCTGTTATCTATGGTGAAAGATTAGTAGGTGGTACAAGAGTATTTTTAGAAACATCAGGAACAGATAATCAATATCTTTATGGTGCAATCGTATTAGGTGAAGGTGAGATTAACGCTATTACTGAAATTAAAGTTGATGATGAGGTAGTGACATTTAGTGGCTCATTTGCTGATGGAACTCAAATAACATCAACAGGAGATAGATTTGGAACTACAATAACTATTCAACCTTTCTATGGTAGTGCAGGACAATCAGCTTCTAGTTTATTAACGACATTATCATCATGGACGAGCAATCATAAATTATCTGGATTATGTTATATTGCGTTTCGTATAACTTGGGATGCTGACAAGTTTACAAGTATTCCTAAAATCCAAGCAAAGGTTCAAGGTAAAAAGGTTGTAAGTTATAATTCAAGTTTAGTTGCTCAAACTGCATCTTATTCAACAAATCCTGCATGGTGTTTATTAGATTATTTAACTGATACTACTTATGGAAAAGGAATTAGTATATCAGATATAGATTTACAAAGTTTCTATAATGCTAGTCAAACTGCTATTACGCAAGTGACACCTTATTCTGGTGGTGATGATATTAATTTATTTGATTGTAATTCAGTCTTAGATACTAACCAAAAGATTATAGATAATGTCCGTTTTTTATTAAGAGGTATGAGGGGTTTCTTACCTTATACACAAGGTAAATAT